CATTCTTTCAACCAAACGTCTGGCTCTGTTTGTTACTTGTGTGTACCATCTTGAATCTACCATCTCATCTGCTGCACCAGCCCAGTCTCTTGCATCTACATTTGCCTTCATGCCCTTGAACTTAGATAGTCTTGGATAGCCTAGATTGAACATCATATTTGCAACTATCAACTGAACTTCTTCTGGTAACTCATTGAAATCTTTATATAACCTATGGCAATCTTCTATGGTAACTGTTATATCTAAATTAAAAGCAGACTGCACACGGCTTTGTTCTATAACTGTGCCTACTTGCAAATTGCATTCTGGATCATCTTTGGTAATTAAATGTCCGATACCAAATGTAGGCAAGCCCAGATGGTCAAGGTATATCTCATACTTACAACCTTCGTCTTCGGCTAACTCTTCTCTTAATTTATCTAGGTTCATTTCTTTTTCTTTTTAAGTTTCTTAAAATCAGCACCAGTAATCTTATCTCTTGGTGAGGCTACTCTAGCTAATTTCTTTTGTTTCGGGGAAAGTTTCTTACCTGGCATTATTTCTTACCTTTCTTTTTCAATAAAGATTGTAATGATTTAGCTTGCCCTGCATGAGAACGTGATGCCTTACGCAAGCCAGATGCTACCTTCTTGACCTTTGCCTTTTGCTGTTTCGTCATCATTTCTTTTTCGCCTTTTTCTTTTTACCGCCTCTGATTAAATCTGCATCTGCCTTCCTCGCTCCGCCTTTGCCCGTGGCAAAACTGCGAACTCTCCCAGCTGCCCACTGATGCGCTGATACTTTGGGTCTACTACCACTAGAATAATATGCACCTAACCCTCTTTTATATACCTTACCTAACGTGCCTTTGGATATACCAGATGACTTAGAATACTTTGCTATAACAGCTGCTTTGCTCATCCCTTACTCCTTATCTTACTAATTCTATCCATCATAGCTGGTGTAAGTTTACCCTGTCTATATAGTTTTGCTGTACGCTTTATTTCTTCTTCTCTTTTCTTAGGATTCTTTGCACCGCGCACATACTTTTTTGGTACACCCTTTTTAGTCTTAGCAACTTTGGCAAACTTTCTCATTTAGATACTCCTTTGTACTTTTCAAAACTACGTAAGCCACCTAATCCAAGCATACCAAGAAGAATAGTTGTTAAGGTTTCCATGTCGAAATTAGGTAATTCAGGTATTTCAATACCAGCAATCGCAGTTGCGAAAAGAATAAACGGAGCAATGATGAAGTGGTACGCCAACGCGAACGCAGTGACCCATCCTGTAAAGGGACGCCATCCAGCAACAAATATTGACCTGTGCTGGGCTTCTTGCTTGTTGACTTCGACTTGCGCGAGGGCTGCTTCATGCGCTTGTTTTTCTGCGAGTGTGGCGATTTCATGGGCTAATGCATTCTTCTGGTCTTTATCTTCAACAAACTTATCTAGTAATCCTGATACTGGCCCTATCAATGCTTGTATCATTTCTCACTCCCCAACCAAACAGCAAATGCGCCTGTCATTGCACCTGACACTACCGATATCATAGCACTCTGCTGTGTGGTTAAATCATCTAATGACATGCCCCATTCTATAACTTTTATATACATAATGGTCATCACCAACATCATAAGGCGTGGCATAATCTTCCATTTTAAAATTTTAGCATCCATTAAAACTCTCCTCTATTTGAAAAAAGCCAAGCCATAAATATTATAAAGCTAATAACTACCACACCAAGAAACAAAAACGCAACAATCTCTATGAAATGTTTACGTGCTTCTCTCTGTGCATATAGTGTTTCCTGCCTTTGGGTTCTTATATCCCTTTCCATTTTAATTAATTCTTGCCAAGCATTTGGCCCTAACATACTACTAATTAATCTACGCAATTCATCTCTTTGGTTTTCTAATTGTTTCTTTTGCGTGAACAATTCCATCGCTTCTTGTTCGACAGATTTTGCATTAAAGATTTTTTTAAAAATCGGAGGATTCTTAGCCTCGTGATGGGCGCGGTCTATGTCGGATACAGCACTCATCCATTGCGAAAGACTCTTGCCCATAGACTCTATATCTCTGCCTATGCTAACGCCTTTTTTAAGTGCATTAAAAGCAGACCCAGCCAACGCCATTGCTGAAATTGGGTCAACCATCAGTGTTTCTCCAACGCCCTATCTAACTTATCCTCAAGCCTGTGTAATGCGTCCATAACTTGCCTCATATCGTCTCGCAGTTCTGGCTTGGTTGCATATTTCTCTCTCGTATCATTCAGTAATAACTGTAATCGTTTGACCTCTGCGTACATCTGACGGAACGCCCAAAAGATAGGTGCAATCACAAGCGTAAGGATAATATTCCAGAAAAGCATTGCGTCTAGTTCCACTACGCACCTCTAAAAACATAAAGCCATTTTGTTTCACTCTCAGCGTTCATGCCTTGAAGAGTTGTTCCATCGGCATCAATGTCATCTGTTGTCATTACTTTGAAACTGCAAACAGTTCTAAACTCGTTACTCGCATCGAAAGGTGCATCTGATATTTCCGTAAAACCAGAAGGTATAACTTTAGTAGGCAAAGCTGTGCTTGTATTATTAAAAGCATAATCAACAAGAACAACAACATCCCCAACTTGAATTTCTCCCGACACAACAGTATGTGTGCCACCTGCGCCATCATCACCTTCTGCTTGTATAAAAGTAAATTCACCGTTCTTAACTCTCAAATGCACAAGACTAATTGTGCTTGCCCCTGTAGCTTTAATAAAAAAGCTAGTGAGTGTTTGGGCAAATCCCTCGTCTGTTGTATCAACGGTAAATGTTGTAGCGTTTGAAACACCTCGACCATTATTACCTATAAATATACCAACACGACCAGCATCATTTGAAGTTAACGGTGTGTCTTTATAATCTGTTCTTGTAAAATTACTTTGATTAACAAAAGTTGCAGTCTCAGCAGAACTATCATCTCGGTTGGTTTTTACACCTACAACAATAATTGGAGCACTATCGCTGTTATCTGCATTTGATGGTAGCGTGACTGTTTGTGCTGCAATATCACTTGATGAGGCATTCGTATTTACACTGCCGACAGTGTAAGTGATAGTGTCATCAAACTTATGACCAGATGCCATGATGCCTAAGGGAATACTATTCATTAGCTTGATGCCAAGTCACCTACCAACTGCCACGTATCTGTAGCAATCTTGATGCAACTTGCTCCACTATGTTGTGCGCGAAACTTTAAGGTTGGTGTTGAATTTACCGTTACACCAGTTCCACCTGCTACTGTTACTTGCCCTGCACCTATTTGTATAAAGTCCAGCTTTGTTCCAACTGCATAAGCAACACTACTGTTAGGTGGTATTGTAAGGGTGATTGCAGAGCCGTTGGATAATGTAACTAGCTTACCACCATCTGCTAGAACAGTAGTATAGGTTGTGCCTGTCTGTGCGTTGATGGATTGATACGCTTGTTCCTGTAAGGCAACAGTGCCAGAAATATCGGGTAATGAAATGGTGTTATCGCTTGTGGGGTCTGTGACAGTAAGGGTGGTTTCAAAGTCATTAGACGTAGCTCCCTCAAATATAATTCGCCCATCTTCTTGCAGAAATAAATCAAAATCACTGCCGATATTTACCCTTTTTGAATTTCCAGAGATAGCTACTGCAGAAAGTAAAGAAGCGTTGCTTCTGACTTGCAAGTACAAAGCAGAATCTTCAGTTCCATCTGTTTCATCGCTTATTTGAGCTTGTATCTCCGCATAATGTAAATTCTGACCAGCATCATTAGTACCTCTAAAGCGAATATTACCAATCATATCACTTACGGCTGGACTAGCACTGTTTCTATAAAGGTCTAAAGTTGGGTTCTCTGTAGCACCATCATCTGTTGAGGTAAGAGTGAGGTCACCAGTTATTGAGCCATTACCTGTGCCACTAAACCCATTTATAACAGGAGTAGTCAGAGTCTTGTTCGTAAGTGTGTCCGTAGAACTTGCTGTAATACCGCCTATATCAGATAAGACCTCTGCGTTGCTTCTACTTTCTAGTCCACTAGCAGTAAATCTTGCGTATTCATCATCTGCTACTGAAGAGCTATCTATTTTTACTGCATTAGTATTTGATATTCCAAAAGTAAGTGAGGCTTGACCTCCTATGTCTGACAGCACCTCAGTAGCTGAACGTCCTTCTATAGCTGTACCATTTACACGCAAGAAGTCATCATCTACTACACCACTAGTAAACTTAGGTACATTTGTGT